AGAAGCACCAGTAAAACGTGTGTCTAGGTATTCATAACCTAGTTCACCAGAATAGGTGTGACCGAAGGTACCTGGATTCTGAGTACCAGCAGCCTGGATCTGCCAAGGATATGGAGGAGGGTTACCGTAAGATGCATCATTGTACTTACCTGGGATCTGGCTACCTAGTACGTCATTGTCGTACTTGTAACGTAGAGCGAAGGCAAGACCAACTGGACCGCTCATTGGCTGAACACCAACGATTTCGTTAGTGATCAACTCAGGGAAGGTACGACGGATCATTGGAATGAGGATCTTTGGCAAACGAGCATCACCGGTAGCATACCAGTCAGCATTAGCGTCGCCAGTAGAGTTGTTTACGGCAGCACCGTAACCACCCATACCTCCTACAGAACCGTAAGCGTTACCGAATACGGATGTAGTAGAACCGGAGACGTTAGCCTGACCGGATTCCTCAATGCACCATCTCTCTTGGTTCTCAAGAAGAATGGCGGTGTTAAGACGTGTGTGATCGTCTTCGATTGTTCTCACGTTCTTGCTGTTAAAGTCAAGAACAGGTGACCACTTCTCAAGAAGAGCGCCAGCTCTATCTGGAGAAATATAGGACTGTGATGGTCTGATATTTTTCATATGTTTATTTATTTTTAGACATTATATGATGTCAAATCATAATCAGGCTTATGCCTCAATGGAAATTATTTTAGTGTCTTGAAAGTTCCTGCATGTATAGCTTCAATGGAGGGTGGTCAGCGGTAGCTTCGGTACCCTCTTCAATGACCTGTGAATTTTCTTCAATTACAGGGCGATCAAGATTTCTAGAAACAGACTGTGATACAGCATGCTCTGTCAATGTTTCGAGATTCTTGGTTTCTTGCTTCTCGAACATCTTGCATGTATAGTCGTAGTTCTCTTTAATGAACTCAGCAGACTTACCTTTAAATACCTTGGCCAAATAAGACTTCTTATTGGTTGGTAGACCAGCTGTCTTCTGTTCAAAAATTAAATTAGAGCAGGCTCTATTGAATGACTCATTGAGTTGCTTGTTCTCAGCCTTGAGAGCCTCAATGATCTTGGAGCTTTCGTCGATCTTTTGCTTACCATCCATAACTGCTTCGCGAATGGTTTCTTTACCGAGCACAAGATCAACAGATAGCATGCTACGTAGTTCATTAAGAACTTGAGCAGAGCGTCTGTTCTGTACAGCCTCTTCAATGGCTGTCTTTGGTAGATTTTCATCGAGGTAGGCCTCGAGATATGTTGAAATAGATTCAACTAAAGATTGCTTAAATGATGCAGCATCCTCATTGAGAGCCTTCTCGTACTTACGTACAACTGTCTTGAGTTTACCAGCATGGTTTTCGTTGATTGCTTCAACAACCTTCAAAAGCTTCTCGGAGTGGTTACGGTCAATAGCCTCAACGAGCTTCTCTACCTTAGCAGAGTGATCTTCGTCGATTTGTACCAATAAACTCTCGAGTTGCAATTTTGCACGATCTTCAGCAGCCTTGTTTACTTGCTGCTCGAATGCCTCGGAAATTTGGTTTAGTGATTCCTCACTAAGAATATCCTTGGTAACTTCCTTTAATTTTTCAATTAGAGCTGACATATGTTAAAAAAGTGGTTTTTCTAAAGCTGTTTTAATACGGCTTTTAATCTTATTGTCTAAGACTTGTTGTAAATATTTATTAGCCTCTGAGTAATTTTTTACCCCAACGTGCTTAATAAATGACTTAATAAGTTGAGTGTCCATATAATTATTTAAGCTTATTGATAAAAATTAATACTTGCTCTCTCAAATATTTATCGACCTCTTTGCGAGGTAAATTACCAATAGACTTCTCAAACTTGTTATAAGCTTCTTCCAACTCCCCAGTATCTTTTAAAATCCATTCTTTAGATTCAAGAATACCGTTTACAAATGCTTTTGGACATGAAGGGTCTGCAACTACGTCAATAGCAACAAGCTTCATGTTCTTGACTCTATTAACATCTTCTTTAATAGAATCTGGCTCTAACTGACCTAAACATCTTGTTGATACTCCAGGAGTTACTCCATCATCAATAAGATTTTGTACAATCTTACCCATTGGTGTACTTAATACTAAGGACTTACCAACAAAGTAATTACCTTCTTGTCTTAAATTTTGAACACTGTGACAGGCTCTTGATAGATCAATATCAACAGTAGTTGGGTGGTTTAACTCTCCTAATGCTCTTCCTGACTTAATCATTTCATCGGAATATCTCTTCACTTCAGAGACCATTTCCATTAAATCATAAAGACGTCTATTTTTATTGACTTCATTGGCCATCATGAAAGGCCCTTCGATATACAATCTTGGACCTTTTCCATCGCGAAGATTCTTCTCTTCTTTTATATATGTGAAGCTGCCAAAGTCTGGAGTCTCAACTAAAAGTCTGTGTGGCATATAGTTATAAAATTATTTATAGTATTTGTTGATATTTTTCAGATTTTTTTTATTTTCCTGTAACAATTCCGGGTATTACAGGATACTTTAATAATTCAAAGTCTTGTTTAAAGAATGTATTAATAAAATCTATAGTACATGGTTCTATTAATTTAATATAAGAGGTAGATGGGGTTAGAGACTTTGTTTTATTAGCGTAAGGTAGACTACCATCAAAGCCTAGTTCTTTTGCCATCCTCTTAAAATCCTCGTTAAGAGTTTCCTGATGCAAAACATAATCATATTTTATATCTTCAAAATATGCTGCTTGAGGCAAATCAACCTTATCTGTTAAATAATTCTTCTCACACCAGAAATGAAACCACTTCTTAAAAAATTGCTCATTGCAATCTTCTTTTTTTACTTGATAAAAGAATGAGGAAATACATTTTGAATAAGGGTTTCTAACAACTACAAATTTCTTATAGTTCTTAAATCTTTCTGGATAAAAATGCTTAATAATTTTAGGGGTGTAATGCTGAGGCGCGAAAAATCTATCACCAATCTTTCTTGTGTACCAGCTATAACCTGCTTTATCGTCACGCTCTTTTACAATACCAAATTTTTCTTCAATGGAAGTTCCACCACACTTGGGAATATGTACAAATAATAATTTGTGTTGATCTATGAATGGCATATTATTTCTTCGGGAATAGTTCTTTTTCTGTTAAGATTAAAAAATCAAAATCTTTACCCTCACACCATTTTTTAGCGGCCTCCCACTTGGCCATATTTTTAGCGTATGTAGTAGCTTCTGTTACATAAGTACTTTGCTTTTTATTACCGTGCTGCTTTGGTGGTTCTGTTTGCTTAGAGGGTTTTATTTCAACAAGAAACTTCTTTACTGTTTTTTCGTTTATTCTATAAACTATACTATTGTCAACATAGTACTTGTGAAATTTATTATCTAGTGGGGATTTATATGGGATAACAACTGCTTCAGAAGTCCATTCTAGAACTTTAGGATTGTTATCACACCAACGGAAAAAATATAACTCGTAACTGCTCCTGTAAACAGGGTCTTGTGTACCAAGATATTTTGCCCTGTTTACAGGTTTGTAAATTCCTTTTTTGTATTGGCCTACTTTGAACATTATCCAACAAAGAACAATGGCGGCTCGGCATCTCCGAAACCTGCTGTAGACTTTGTAAACAATTGAGTTTCAAGTTTTTCTTTCTCTGCTAAACCTTGACTCAACATGTCGTTATAGTTTACAGTACCACCACCGAATAAACTTTGTCCGGCATATTTACCTCTTATCTGGCCAATTGCTATCTTTGTGAGCGCTAATGAGTATTGCTGTACCCAAGGCTCCATGACAATGTATTTTAACTGACGTTCAACGTAACAACCAATTAAACCAAACCATTGGCTTGTCACTGTTTGTATAGATGGATCCGGTAGAACCTTTAGGTATTGAGTTCTTGGATCAAAATAAAAGTAATAATATTGAGTAAGAGTCTTTGCTCTTGTGCTCATATACATCTGAGTAATGTGCCAGCTAACTAGATCAAAGCCGTAATTACCTAAAGCATAATTAAAATAAGTCTGTTGAGCCAATGTTTGTTCAATTGTAAACAATGTATTAGTGCCAGTAGTAGTACCTTGCTCAAGAGAGAAAACATCAACAACCTTTCTATAATTATCTAAATCATAGTCAAAGTTCGCTGATAAAGCACTCATCAAAGGGGTGATAGTAAACAATGTATCTAGTTTAACACCTGCATTTGTATCATACAAAGCGCTATTAAAAATAAGATACTCTTCTGTATAACCAGCATACTTGGTAAAAAGCTCACAAGCTATTGAAATATTCTCATATACAATATCTTGAGTAACTTCTAGTTTTAGTACTGGGGCTCCCAGCTGGAAGCCAATTCTTTGAGCTAATCTTACATAAGAATTTATCTTAGTGTCGAGATTTGTGTTATAATAATATGATGCTGGGTTACAAGGTATTGACATATGTTAATTAGGTTGGTAGAGCAGAAGCTTCAGCGCCTGGGGCTGGGGTTGGGGCAGCAGCCTCGCCACCTTCTGGAGCTGTACCAGGAGCAGGAGCACCACCTTCAGCTCCAGGTATAGGAGTAAATGCAGGAGGAGCCCCACCAGGAGCACCACCTCCACCACCTCCAAATCCAGCAATTTGACCTTCTGCTGAGGTAGGTTCAGCTTGTTTCTGCTCCCAATCTGGACCAGAATTAACAATCTGAGCAAGCTCCCATTTCAAGCCAGCATCTTTCTTGAGCCACTCTCTGTTAGCTTTAATATCAACATCAGACCAGCCCAAGTACTTCTTCATTGCAAAAGAAGTAGAAAACATTTCATTGGAAGATACTTGACCGAAATTTGCAAACTTAAGTTCCAGAATTTGGTTCTGTCTTAATTCGTAGTAGTT